AATAAATAAAAGAGCATATGATTATTTATTAATTCAAGACCAAATGGATATGCAATACAAAGACTTACTGAATGGTACTACTACTTGGAAAGACACAGTAGCTAAAGTTAAATTAGATAATCCTAAATAATAAAATTAAACAACTTTCATAAGGAGTTTTAAATGCAACTTTCAAAACACTTTAAATTAGAAGAATTTGAAAAGTCCTCTACTGCAATTAGATTGGGTATAAAAAACAAAGCTGGTAGTGGAGAAATTAAAAACCTTACTGATTTATGTTATGGAGTATTAGAATTAGTACGAGCAAAATTTGACAAACCAATTATAGTTACAAGTGGCTATCGTAGTGAGGAATTATGTGTAGCAATTAATTCTTCTAAAACCTCACAACATACAAAAGGACAAGCTGTTGATTTTGAAATAGCTGGTGTAAGTAATTTAGAACTAGCTTTATGGATTCAAAACAATACAGACTTTGACCAATTAATTTTAGAGTATTGGAAAGAAGATGAGGGTGCTAATTCAGGTTGGGTTCATTGTAGTTTCAATCAAGACTCAAATAGAAAGCAAGTTTTGACATTTGATGGAAAAAACTATATTAATGGATTACCAGAGGCTAAATGGTCTGGTGGAAAATTAAGTAATTAATATGGCTAAAAAAACTAAAACTAAAAAAGTTCCTAAAGGTTATCATAGAATGCCAAATGGCAAACTGATGAAAGATTCAGCTATGAAAAAAAGAAACAAAAAATACTAATGGTTAAATCAAACGCATTACAAAAAATAGAATCTCACGAAAAACTATGTCGAATAATGCAAAAATTAACTCACGATAAAATTAATTCAATAGAAGAAAGAGTAAAACGAGTAGAAAAGATTTTACTAATTTGTACTGGTTCATTAATTAGTGCTATGGGGTATTTAATTATAACCCTATCAGGTTTATAGTCTTTACAAATAGCTAGAAATTAGTACAACTTATAACTGTATGAAGAATAAAAGAATACTTGTTATTTCAGATATGCACATTCCTTATCATCATAAGGACTCAATCAAATTTTTAAAAGAAATCAAAAAACAATTTAAGCCAGATAGAATAATTAACATAGGCGATAGCTTAGACTTTCACGCAATATCTATGCACGACTCTAACCCAGATTTACCTAGTGCTGGAGACGAACTTAATTTAGCAAGAAAATATATTAAAGAACTAGAAACAATATTCCCAGAAGTTACAGAAGTAGATAGTAACCATAGTAGTTTAGTATTTAGACGAGCATTAAAATATGGAATGTCTAAACAATTTATTAAATCTTATGGAGATTTTTTAGGTACTAAAAAATGGAAGTGGGTAGATAACTTAACTTTAACTATGTCTAATGGTCAAAGGTGCTTTTTTACTCATGGTATGAGTGCTGATATTTTAAAAGTTTCACAATCTATGGGAATGAGTGCAGTACAAGGTCATTATCATACAAAATTTGTTATCAGTTGGTGGGCCAACCCAGATAATTTATTTTTTGGAATGAATGTAGGTTGTTTAACTAATCAAAAATCAATGGCATTTGAATATGCTAAAAATTTTAGAACAAGATTCATTATTGGGTGTGGAATTATCCTAGAGGGTATTCCAAGACTACTTCCAATGGTTTTAGATAAAAAGGGTAACTGGATAGGTAAAATTGTATAGGTTAAAGCCTCATAGAGCCATTTTAAAGCAGATAGGTGGTTCACATTATAAAGATATGCCTATTCAAGTATCTGATTATGTATATTCTAATAATTTTAATTGGTATCAAGGTAATATAGTTAAATATATTTCAAGATATAATAAGAAAAATCAAAATACAGATTTACAAATTCAAGATATTGAAAAAGCTATTCATTATGCACAACTTTTAATAGATAAGTTAAAAGAAAACAAATAATACAAATTGAACACTAAATCTGCTCTAATATATCATTTAAACGTCCATAGAGGCTCTTAGAGTAGTGCCTATTTTAAAATTTGATAGTTATGTTAATTTAACATATATAATAAATAAAAGGCTTTAAATCGTAAATGTCAAATAAATTTAATATAAGCATTTGTATCTATTGTGGAGATATTGGAAAAGAAAGACACCATTATAAAGAATCTGTAGCTAATTCTGGTAAAAAAAGAAGTTATAAAAGAAATGAAGTTTTACCAACTTGTAGAGAATGTAATTCTTTACTAGGAACTGTAAATCCTGAATTTATAGAATGTTGTTATATTTTATATGACAAAGTTAGCCAAAGACATAAAGATATAATTTCTATGCCTGAATGGGACGAAGAAGAATTAAATGAACTTGCTGGTCATTTAAAAAGACAAATAAAAGCAAGTTTATCAAGAAAGAAAATACATTTAGAAAGATTAAATGAATTGTTAAGTAACGCACAAAGCAATTTAACTTACCATGAAATTAGAGAAATTATAGAATATGGTTTGTAATTTAATTGCAAAATAAAAAATAAAGAATATTAAGAGTGAATGAACTTCACTTATTTAATTTATTCTATTCTTGTGTTATATTGGGCAACAATAATATTTGTAACAGGAAGTATATAATATGTGGTTATCATTAATAAAATTCGGAATATCAACTGCTGGAACTATTTATAAAAACAGAAAAGAAACTAAAGTATTAGAATCTATTGCTGAAAAGAAACAAATGCAGAGAGTTATTGATGGAGAGATTGAGATGGTTAAAACTGTCAAACAACATCAAGCAAACGATCTAAAAGACGAAATCGTATTAATCTTGATTTCAATTCCTTTATTGGTAGCTGCTTGGGGAATTTTTTCAAATGACCCTGAAATTATAATTAAACTTGATGCTTTCTTTGAACAGGTAAATAAATTTCCATTATGGTTACAAGGCTTAATAATAGGTGGATATTCTTCTATTTTAGGTATTAAAGGTGTTTCAGCATTTAAAAAAAAATAGTATAGTCTTTAAATGAAATTACCAGACGCAGTAATTATAGATTTAGAATTTAGATTAGAAACTGCTTACAATCCTTATGGTCATTTTGTAAATTTTAGATTTATAGATGTTGTTCCAAACAAAACTAAACTTCTTAGAATGATTTATGATATACAAAAGAATCCTGAAGTTGATCTGATAGATTATAATTATACAGAAACTCCCATTACATCTAAAACTAGCTTAAAGTATTTTGAAATAACTAGACATTAAATCTAGGGTGGAGAAAGAGAGCAAACCACCCATAGACCAAATTATTAACTCTCGCTAATAACTCTATTCACTAACTGATAAACAAGGGAGCAATCCAATTCTTGTTAGTGAAATTCATTAAATTTCTTTTTTATATAATTTATATAATTAACATTAAAGGTACAATAATCACAATAATTACAAGCATGATTACTATACTTTTTTTGTTCTGTTTCCATTATTTCGTTAAGTCTTTTTTCTAAAAGATATTTTTTATATAAATTTGTAACAGAAGATCGCAATTTTTTTAAAGTTAAATTTTTTTCTACTACATATACTGGGGTATCTTTTGAAAATTGAATAGTATTAGCGATAATATGAATAACTTTTTTACTTCTACTTTGAGGGTCTGGCATTACCTGAATATCTTGATTATATAATATTTGCATTAAGTCGGTTGTTTTCCATTTAAAGCTAAATCTCTTTTTAATTCAGATTGTTTAAGACTCACATACTTATCCAAATTATTATAATGGTATCTGGCCTTAACTAATACCATTTCAGCTTCTGCATAAACTTCAACAATTTTTTTATAATCATCATCTGTTCTAGCTTTATGTTCAGCTTCTAAATTTGTTTTTGAATCTAATTTATGTTTTAAGAAACATTTAGAATAAGTAGCTTTAAGACCTTCATTTAGAATTATAACTTTACCATGTGCTATACTCCATTCATTAGATGCCTTTTCTAGTTCTTCATATGATTTATTACTTAATTGATTACTCATTATTGCCTCTTTATTGTTTCTAAACCAGCTTCACACATTGATTTAAGTATTTCTTCAATATAAATTTTACCTCTTGTTCCTGAAAAAGATATAATCTGACCATTAAGATT